ATTAGGTTTTGGTACAGAGGCTATAACGACAAACGCAGATACTCATACAACAACAGTAGCCGATGGATCGAGTGACGCAGGAAGAGCAGTATACATAATATATACTGGAACACTAGATTCAGCTTGCACAATCACTATTGGTCCAAACACAATGAAGAGAGTCCATATAATAAAAAATGGAACAAGTGGCTCACAAAATATACTTATTAGTCAAGGTTCTGGTGCGAATGTAACTATTCCTCCTGGAGATACTAAATGTGTTTCTTTAGACGGAGCAGGTTCTGGTGCGGCTGTGACAGACATATTTGCTTCATTAAGTGTTGTAGATTTAAAGGTACAGGACGATTTAAGTTTTACAAGTGATAGTGCAGTAGTATCATTTGGTGCTGATGCTGATACAACATTAACACATACAGATGGAACTGGTCTTACATTAAACAGTACAAATAAATTATGTTTTAATGATGCTACTCAATTTATACAAGGTGCAAGTGGTACAGTTTTAGATATAGCGGCAACAGATACGATAGAATTAACTGCAGGAACAACTGCTATTGTTGGTAATCAAACTGTTTCTGGAACATTAGTATCAACTGGTAAGATAACCTCCGATGCAGGAATAGATATTGATAACTTTAACATTGATGGCACAACCATAGCTTTATCTACTGGTGATATGACTATAGATGCAGAGGGAGACATTGTTCTTGATGCAAATGGTGCTGATGTTATATTTAAAGATGATGGCACTACGATTGCTACATTAACTAATGCATCAAGTGATTTTGTTATCACAACTGGGGTACAAGACAAAGATTTTATTATAAAAGGTGATGATGGTGGAGCTGCAATCACAGCATTAACAATTGATATGTCAACGGCTGGAGCGGCAACTTTTAATAATGATGTAACTGCCTTTTCTGATAAAAGATTAAAGACTGATATTTCTAATATTGAGAATGGTTTAGAAAAAGTCATGCAGATGCAAGGTGTTTACTATAAAAGAAATGATGTAGAAGACGCTAGAGAACAAGTTGGTGTTTTAGCACAAGATATGGAAGCTATTTTACCAGAAGTTGTTCTTACGGCAGATGATGAAATACAAACAAAATCAGTAGATTATGGCAAAATAACATCAGTTCTTATTGAAGCAATCAAAGAATTAAAAAATGAAATAGACGAACTTAAAAAGGGGTAGTAAATGGCAATTCCTTCATCTGGCTCATTAGCATTATCAGCCGTACAAACAGAATTTGGTGGTTCTAATCCAATAAGTATGAGTGAATATTATTCTGGTGGTAGTAATGTACCATCTGGCATAAGTGGTAATAATGGAGAAATACCTACATCTGGTGCTTTGCAAATGGATGACTTTAGAGGTTCAGAAAACACTGCATTTGTATCTGCAACTGGTGGTACAGTAACTACATCTGGTAACTTTAAAATACATAGATTTAATTCTTCAGCAACTTTTGCAGTTAACGATGGTGGAAATTCTGCAGGGTCTAATAGTGTTGAATATCTAGTTGTCGCAGGAGGTGGCGGTGGCGGAGGTCAAATCGCTGGAGGTGGAGGAGGTGGAGGTATGCGAACTGGCAACCTCTCTGTATCTGCACAAAATTATAGTATCACTGTAGGTGGTGGTGGCTCTAAAGGTAGTGGTGGCTCTACTAATGGAAACCCTGGAAGTCAAGGAGGAACTAGTACCTTTTCTAATATATCATCTACTGGAGGAGGCTCTGGCTCAGGCTTTAGACAAGGTCTTGGAGCTAATAATGGTGGAGCAGGAGGCTCTGGTGGAGGTGGAAGTGCAGGAAACACAGGTTCAACATCAAGTGGTGGAGCAGGAACATCAGGTCAAGGTAGCAATGGTGGTGGTGTAAGCCCAGGAAGAACAAGTGGTTCTTCTCCAGTAGCTTCTGGAAGTGGTGGTGGTAAAGGTGGCGTTGGTGGAACTGTAAATGCAATTTATGGAAATGGAACTGCAGGTGCGGGAGGTTCAAGTAGCATATTAGGTCCAGCTTACACTTTTGCAGGAGGTGGAGGTGGAGGTGCAAGTGGTAATCTTGGCAATGGTGCAACAAATGTATCTGCAAGCACTGGAGGCTCTGGTGGAGGTGGAGGTGGTGCAGGAAGCGATAGTGGAGGCGGTAATAGATCAAAGCCTGGAGGAAGTGGTGGCGTAGCTAATGGTGCTTCTGGAAGTGGTGGCGTTGGTGGTAATGGTGGTACTAATACTGGTGGCGGTGGAGGCGGTGGTGCTTCCGATCCAAGTCCAGCAGGAGGCAATGGTGGCTCTGGTATGGTTGTTATTAAATATCAATTTCAAGCGAGTTAAACTATGGCACATTTTGCAAAAATAGTAGATGGAATCGTAACAGAAGTTATTGTAGCTGAACAAGCCTACATTGATGAATGGAAGTCAGGCGAAACTTGGATTCAAACATCATATAACACTTTACGAGGTGTTCATACTGATGGTGGTACTGCATTAAGAGGAAACTTTGCGGGAATAGGTATGGTCTATGATAGTGTAAAAGACAAATTCTATCATTCACAACCTTATTTAAGTTGGACTCTAAATGAAACAACATGGGTTTGGGAAGCTCCTTTGTCTGACCCATCAAGTCCATTTATTTTTTATGAATGGAACGAAGAAGCATATCAAGCAGATAATTCTACTGGTTGGGAACTAATAGAGGATTAACCTTGCACCAACACCCTATAAAAATTGGTGAAGATTTTATACAATCTTGGCACATACCAGAGGGTATTTGTGATGCCATATTAGAATATTATCAAAAAAATTCAGATAAGCAAGTCAAAGGACATGCATTAACATCAGATGGTGAGCATGCACATATGAAAGATATTAAAGATTCAATAGATGTGCCAATACATGCAAATTATTTTGAACAACCTTTTCAAGATTATCGTATAGAATTACAAAAATGTTTAGATGAGTATGTCAAAATATATCGCCATATAGAAAATCTTATCAAATTTAATATAATTGAGCCATATAACATACAACATTATCCAAAGGGTGGTGGTTTTAAAATAGAACATTTTGAAAGAGATGGAAGTTTTACTAAAACTATAAAAAGATGCTTAGTATTTATGACATATTTAAATGATTTAGATGATGGTGGTACTAAATTTATTTACCAAAATAGAATAATAAAGGCACAAAAAGGCAAGACTGTTATTTTTCCAGTTGATTGGACACATACTCATGTTAGTCAAATATCAAATACAAAAGAGAAAACTATAGTTACTGGTTGGTATAGTTATTTATGGGATTCGTAAAATGTTAGATGGTTCTTTAAATGCAATATACCCCTACTGGGTTTTTAAAAATGAATTAAATCCAGAGACCTGTAAAAAAATAATTAACTATGGAAAAAAGAAATGGGAAGTTGCTAAAGTAGGTAGCATTGAACTAGGTCCAGAAAAAGCTAAAGTTGAAAAAGATGTAAGAATTACAAAAGTAGCTTGGTGCAATGAACAATGGCTTTTTGATATTGTTTGGCACTACGTTAATGTAGCTAATAAAAATTCTAATTGGAACTTTCAAATAGATGCATGTGAAGCTATGCAAATAACAAAATACGAAACAAAAGGTCATTACGATTTTCATCAAGATGGTAATGGTTTTACTAGATTTGAAGCACCAGAAAACAAATTTATTAATGGTAAAACAAGAAAATTATCTATGACAATTGTATTAAATGAAAATTACGAAGGTGGTGAGTTTGAGTTTTTTGATGATAAAATAGAAATAAAAGAAAAAAAGGGAACTATTATAGTTTTCCCATCTTATATGGTACATAGAGTTAAGCCAGTTACAAAAGGTACAAGATATTCTTTAGTTGTATGGTTTTGTGGAGAGCCTTTTGCATGATAGAAAGATTTTTTCCAACATTAATAGGTTATTACGACAATCCACATCACCATGTATTGGAGAAAGACTTAATCAATAGATGTTTTGAGTTAGAAAGAACTGCAAAAAAAGGTGGAGAGGGTTGGGTATCAGACACAACTTATAATACTCAAGGCACATTAGAAATTTTTGATGATAAGAGTTTTAAAAAAATTAATGACTTTGTTTTACAAAAAGTGGCTGAATACAGTAATGAAATAGGATTACAAGATGATTGTGTGAATAAAATACCTCGTGATTCGTGGTTTAATATTTACAGAAAAGGTGATTTTCAAGAATACCATGCTCATGGTGACTCTATATTAAGTGCTATCTATTTTATTAAAGCTAATGATAAATCTGCAAAACTTTATTTTAAAAGTCCTTTTCAAGACCAACTTTCTCCAGAGTATAAAGGGCGTAGTGCAGATACTTGGGAAAGAATTTTTTATGACCCAAAACCTGGAAGGTTAATAATCTTTAGAAGTTATGTAGAGCATTGTGTAGAAATGCAAAAAGATGTAAAGTCAAGAATAAGTTTAGCATATAACTTTAAGAAAAATTAAAAGTGATTAAATGCCATTAACAAGTTTAAAATTTAGACCAGGGATAAACAGAGAAACAACATCTTATTCTAATAAGGGTGGATGGAATGATTGTGATCTTGTTCGGTTTCGTTTTGGCTACCCAGAGAAAATAGGCGGATGGGAAAAATACTCAACAAATACTTTTCTTGGTTCTTCTCGTTCTTTACATTCTTGGGCAAATTTAGAAGGTGATAAATATTTAGGGTTAGGCACAGAAAAAAAGTTTTATATTGAAGAATCATTAGATTATAAAGACATTACGCCAATAAG